TCGTCGATAACCCCGGCGATTACCCGACGATCTTCGGGCGGGGCGAGCATCTCGGCGACTACGGCAACATCGCGCTTTGTGAGCTGGCAAAGCAGTTTTTCATCAACAACACCACGGCGCGATGACCCAAGACGCCACCATCCTCCTCGACAGGAAGACAAGAGCCCACCGCACCGGCGACAGCTGGGCCGTGCAGCGCCTGCAGCCGAACGGCAGATGGGACATGGTCAAGAGCTGGAAGGGCAACCGGCGGAGCCTCATTCACTGGTGCGAGGACAACCAGGTGCAGCCGAGCCGCGAGGCCGAGGCACAGCTGGCGCTGATCCCCGAAACCACCGGCTTCAGGGATCGGACATGACTCCCGAAGCGACCGGCCTCGCCATCATCCTGATCGTGATCCTGTCCTTTGCCGGCGCGGCCTACGAGGCGCTCCGCCCCGATGCGCCGGCCCAGGGCTACCATCAGGACGGACCGGCCAACGGGGTCTTTCCTTTCCAGTGAAGCTGCGCTAGTTTCGCAGCCCTGTAATCCAGCACACTGGACTGCTGCACCCTGATGACGACCTACGTCCATTACGACCCGACGCTGCGCCCGCACTATGTGCGCGTCTATGCCGCGATCCGCGAAGCCATTATGGATTATGGCGAATCCCCCAGCATGAGCGAGCTGCAGCACGCCTGCCTGATCAGTTCGACCACGGTCATCCAGGCCGTGCGCGAACTGCGCAAGCGCGGCTATATCGAGCACCAGAAGTTCAAGCCGCGCTCGCTCGCGGTCACCGACATCGACCGCGAGATCCGGCGCGATGAGCCCGACCCATGGAACTTCGACCCGCCGGAACGCTTCTGGCAACCCAGGACCTGAAAGGACAAACGACCATGAAGACCGTACGCCTCAACGCTTTCACCGACGATCTCGGCGACGACTGGATCGGCGTCAATGCCGAGGGCGAGCCGATCGCCCGCGCCGACAGTCCCGAGAACCTCAAGGGCATTCCGAATGTCGTCGACGTCTACAGCGCCGAGATGCTCGCCGCGACGGCCGACCCCGTCGGCTTCGCGGCATTCGACCATGACGGTGACGGCAAGCCCGGCGGCAGCCTGAAGCGCGGCCGCAAGAAGGCATAGTTGCTTTCCGACACCGATCTAGAACGCCTCCGGCGCAATCTCGACTACCTGGACGCGGCCGAGAAGCGCCGCGTCCTCGATCTGCTCGAGGAGCGCGAGAAGGAGCAGCAGCTCGCCGCCGCGCGCACGCGGTTCATCGAGTATGTCCAGCGCATGTGGCCCGATGTCGTCCTCGGCGCGCACCACACCCTGATGGCCGAGGCTTACGAGCGGATCGTCTTCGGTAAGTCCAAGCGGCTGATCATCAACATCGCGCCGCGGCACAGCAAGTCCGAGATGACGAGCTGGCTGTTGCCGACCTGGTTTCTCGGCCACAACCCGAAAGCCAAGATCATGCAATGTATGAACACGCAGGATCTGGCATCGGGCTTCGGCCGGCGCGTGCGAAACGTCATTTCCAGAGAAGCCATCGCGACCGAGAAGAAGGGCCTCGACCCTTACCATGATGTGTTTCCTGAATTAGACTTGGCAAAAGATTCCGGCGCAGCATATCACTGGCACACTACTCATGGCGGCGAGTATTATGCTGTTGGCGTGGGCGGCAAGATTGCAGGCCGCGGGGCAGACTTACTTGTAATTGACGATCCGCACGCCCTCTATACTTCAACGTTACTTCCAACACCAGAAGGTTTCATAGCGATAGGTGACATAGAAGTTGGCGACGAGGTCTTCGGCCCCGACGGTAAGCCGACCAAGGTCATTGCTGTGTCCGAAGTCTGGAACGACCGGCCGCTCTACGAGGTCATCGCCCCCGATGGCTCGAAGATCCTGTGCGATGCCGCGCATCTGTGGACATACCGCAGCGACACCAAGGTCTCGGCACCGTTCCGAACGGAAAGCGCCGAGCGCATCGTCGCGCGGCAGCTGGCGAACAACCCGATCCTGCCGACCGTTGCACCGGTTGAGTATCCCGAGCAGTCGCTGCCGATCGACCCTTACGTCCTCGGCTACTGGCTCGGCAACGGCACAGCCGAAGCGGCCAGGATCACGAGTCACCCCGACGACACCGTGTGGGTGCGCGAACAGTTCGAAGCCGCCGGCTACGCCACGAGCGACCTGAAGGACGAACGCAGCTTCGGCGTGCTCGGCCTGTGGTCACTGCTACGAACCATGGATCTTCTTGGGCGCAAGCGGGTGCCACCGAGCTATATGGTGGCGTCCCCGCGCCAGCGCGTGGCTCTGTTGCAAGGACTGATGGACAGCGACGGCACCGTCTCTAAGGCCGGCCAGTGCAGTTTCGACAACACCGACCGCGCGCTGGTTGAGGCCGTGCAGCAACTGGTGCTGAGCTTCGGTGTGCGCACGGGCACAATCCAGCGCATTGAACCGACACGCACCGGTTTCGCGACCGAGAACCCGACCTACCGGGTGACGTTCCAGATGCAGGACGCAGCGCGAATCCCGCGCAAGCGCGACCGGTTGCGTCACGCCAGCCGGCGCGGGCGGTCGATCACGATCCGCAAAACCGACCAGCGCGGCCCGGTGCGCTGCATCACGGTCGAGCGCGAGGACGGGCTGTTCCTTGCCGGCGAAGGCTACATCGTCACGCACAATTCCGAACAGGAAGCCAAGCTCGCCATCTCCAACCCGGAAGTCTTCGATCAGGTCTACGAGTGGTACGTCTACGGCCCGCGCCAGCGCCTGCAGCCCAACGGCAAGATCATCCTCGTCCAGACGCGCTGGTCCAAGCGCGACCTGACCGGCCGGCTGCTCCAGAAGATGGCCGAGGACGACAGCGTCGTCGCCGACAAGTGGGAGCAGATCGAGTTCCCGGCCATTCTCGACGAGGGCACACCCAATGAGCGGGCGCTGTGGCCGGCCTACTGGCCGCTCGAAACCCAGCAGGCGACGCGCGCGGCGCTCCCGGTCAGCGCCTGGCAGTCGCAGTACCAGCAGAACCCGGTCAGCGGCCAGAGCGCCATCTTCAAGCGCGAATACTGGCGCATCTGGGGCGAGGACAAGACCGAGGATGTCGAGGCCGGCCGGGCGACGTGCCCGGGCCCGAGGCACGCGGGCGCTTGGCAGAACCTCGAACCCCCGGCCTGCGAGTACATCCTCCATAGCTGGGACACCGCCATCAAGAAGAACCAGCGCGCCGACTTCAGCGCCTTCACCAGCTGGGGCGTGTTCAAGGCCGAGGACCCCGTGACCGGCCTCGAGGTCAACCACATCATCATGCTCAGCGCCTGGAAGGCGCGGCTGGAATTTCCCGAGCTCAAAAAGAAAGTGCGCGAGTTCTACGACGAGGACCGGCCCGACACGCTCCTGATCGAAGACAAGGGCTCGGGCTCGAGCCTTATTCAGGAGTTGAGGTCGATGGGTATCGCCGTCGAGAATTTCAGCTATGGCCGCGGCCAGCGCGGCGTCAGCAACGACAAGATCGCCCGCGCCAATACCATCTCCGATGTGTTCGCTTCGCGCTATGTCTGGCGCCCGGCCCGGCGCTGGGCCGAGGAGGTGGAAACGGAGCTCTCGGACTTCCCCGGCGGGGCCCATGACGACTACGTGGACAGCACCGTGCAGGCGATGATACGTTTCCGCGCCGGCAACCTCGTGGCCACCGCCAACGATGTTGAGGAAGAAGCTGAGCCGCGCCGCTTCATGCGCAAGAGGTACTACTGATGGTTGACGCCGCGACGAAGGGTTTCGGGATCGAAATGGCCGACCCCGATTTCGCTGCCGGACCCGCCATCACCCAGACCGAAGACGGCGGCGCCGTGGTCGATTTCGACCCGCGACCCGAAGCACCCGTCTCGGACCTCGGTTTTGCCGACAATCTCACCGCCCTGTTCACCGACCAGGAGCTCGATCGCCTCGGCGGCGAAATCTACATGCTGGTCGAGGACGACGAGCGCAGCCGAGCCGAGTGGCGCAGGACCTATGCGCGCGGGCTGAACCTCCTCGGCCTCAAGTACGAGGAGCGCACCGAGCCGTGGGAGGGCGCCTGCGGCGCATTCCATCCGCTGCTGCTTGAGAGCGTCATCCGCTTCAACGCCCAGGCCATGAGCGACATCTTCCCGGCCGGCGGGCCGGTCAAGACCGAGATCGTCGGGCGCATCACCGACGAGAAGGAACGGCAGTCGGGGCGCATCCGCCACGACATGAACTGGCAGCTCGGCGAGAAGATCACGGGCTACCGTGAAGAAACCGACATGATGCTGTTCAACCTGCCGATGGCGGGGACGACCTTCCGTAAGTGGCGGTTCGACGAACGGCGCGGGTTCCCGGCGGCCGAATACGTGCTGCCCGAGCATCTCGTCATGCCCTATACCGCGGCGAGCCTCGATTCGACGCCGCGCTTCACAGTGATCCTGCCTAAGACGCGCAACTGGATCGAGGCGCAGATCCGCAGCGGCTTCTATCGCGATGTCGAGGTCGGCGAAGGCACGGTGCGCCACACCGAGATCACCGAAGAAAAGGACAAGATCGAGGGTAAGCAGAACGGCAACACCCCCGACGACCGCCTGCACCGGCTCTATGAATGCCACACCGACTGGTCGTTCGACGGCAAGGACCCGACGGTCGCCGACGACGGTCAGCACCCCTACATCATCACTGTCGACAGCATCAGCCGCAAGGTCCTCGGCATCCGCCGCAACTGGCGCGAAGGCGACAAGGCCATGGAACGCCAGCGCACGCTGGTCCAGCACAAATACATGCCCGGCTTCGGGCCCTACGGCATCGGCCTCATCAATATCCTTGGCGGCCTGACCGAGAGCGCGACCTCGATCCTCCGCCAACTGGTCGATGCCGGCACGCTCGCCAACCTTCCGGCCGGCTACAAGACCAAGCAGGCGCGGGTCAAGGACGACTCCTCCCCGATCGGCCCGGGCGAATGGCGCGATGTCGATGTCGGCATGGGAACGCTCAAGGAGAGCTTCTTCCCGCTGCCCTATGGCGAGCCGAGCACCGTGCTCGCGGCGCTGCTCGGCCAGATCGTCGACGAGGGGCGGCGCCTCGGCTCGGTTGCCGACATGAAGATCACCGACATGACCGGCCAGAACATGCCGGTCGGCACCACGCTCGCCATCATCGAACGCTCGATGAAGGTGATGAGCGCGGTGCAGAAGCGTCTCTACGAGAGCTTCAAGAACGAGTTCCGCATCCTTGCCGAGATCATCAAGGATTTCATGGGCACGGTGCCCTACCCGTTCGAGCTCGACAGCCGCGACGCCCAGGCGACGCGCGAACAGGACTATTCGGATGCCGTCGACGTCATCCCGGTGGCCGACCCGAATGCCGCGACCATGGCGCAGCGCATCATGGTCATGCAGTCGATCATCCAGCTGACGCAGACCGCGCCCAATATCTACAACCTGAAAAACGTCCACCGCGACATGATTACGGTGCTCGGCTCCGAAAAGGCCGACTACTATATCCCGCCCGACGAGGATGTGCTGCCGCGCGACCCGGTCACCGAGAACATGGACATCCTCACCGGCAAGCCCGTGCGCGCCGGCATCATGCAGGATCACGCCGCGCACATCACCGTCCATATGGCGGCGGCCGAAGACCCCAAGATCGTGCAGATGCTGACCAACAACCCGCAGGCCCCGGCGATCATGTCGGCAGCCAACGCCCATATCCTTGAACACCTGGCGTTCCAGTATCGGCAGGAGATCGAGGAGCAGCTGGGCGTGCCGCTGCCGCCGCCCGGCGAGCCCCTGCCCGAAGACATCGAATACGAGCTCAGCCGGCTGGCCGCCGCGGCGGCGGGAAAGCTGCTCGACAAGAACACAGCCGAGGCGCAGCAGCAAAAGATCAAGGAGCAGCTCGAAGACCCGATCATCCAGAACGAGCGCGAGTCGCTGCGCATCAAGGCGCAGGAAGCCGATACCGCGCGGATGAAGGCGCTCGAAGACCTGGATCTGCGCAAGCAAGAGCTTCGCGTCAACACGGACCTCAAGAAATCCGCCCAGGAGGAGGACCTTCGTCTTCGGCGCGAAGAGTTGCAGATCAGGCGCGACCAGATCAACGCACAGGGCCTTGCCAAACTCGCCGAAATCGAGGCCGAGGTTCGCGCCGACAAGGCTCAGGCCGCAGCGGAACTGGAACGTATTCGTGCACACGCGGACACGGAACAGAAGACGGCCGATCACAAGGCGTATGTGAACACGCAGGTGGCGCTGCTCGAACAGGCGGGGAGAGACCGCGAGGCCAAGCATGCCGCCGATCTTGCGGAGGCCAAGGCAGCGAGCGACGCGGCCGTGCGCGAAGTCGACCGCAGCATAAAGTTGATCGACCTGCGCATGAAGGAGCTGGACCTGCTGGCCAAACAGCACGCCGCTGAAACAGCCGCCGCAGCCGCAGCAGCACCGGCCAAGGACGACAAGACGGACAAGATAATGGAAGGGCTCGCCATTCTCGGGGACCAGAACCAGCGGCTTGCCGAGATCATAGCCGCGCCCAAGGAAACTGTGATAATTCGGGATGGAAAGGGCCTTGCGGCCAAGTCCACAACGACCATTCGGAAAGGCTGACCTATGCCCAAGTCCACCGCAACCTGCAACTCGATCCTGGCGTTGATTTTCAACGCCACGGCTTGGGCGGATATAGCCGAGAACGACACGTCCTCACCGCTGTCGAATCTCTATCTGTCGCTGCACACGGCGGACCCTGGCGTCGGCAACAACCAGACCACGAACGAAACGTCCTACACGAACTATGTGCGGATCGCGGTCGTGCGGACCACATCGGGGTGGGATGTACCATCGGGCGGGGCGACGGCCAACGCGGCGCTGGCGCAATTCGCTCAGTGCGGCGTCACCGGCGCCACCATCACGCACGTCGCGATCGGCACGGCATCGAGCGGCGCGGGAACGGTGCTTTACGCCGGAGCACTGTCGAGCTCCTTGGCTGTGGCCAACGGCATCCAGCCGCAGTTTGCCGCCGGCGCGCTCGATGTGACCGAAACATGACCCGGTACACCTGCAAGATCTGCGGCGTGGATGTCGAGCGGACCAACAACGGCGGGTTTGTGCGCAAATGCAGCTGCACGGACGCGCCTGTCCTTGCACATCTGACAGCCACAGCCACAGGCGAATCGGCTGTGACGCGGGGTAAGTGATGGGCTTTGCCAATATCGGACAATGGCCAAAAGCGGAAGACCAGGGGCAATCGTGGATCACCGGGTTCCGCAAGGCTGCGTCCGGCGTTGCAACCACCACCAGCGCATGGACGGACTACAGCTATTATTCGGGCTCGCCCCCGGCAAACTTCTACGCCTCCACGCCGCTCGAGGCGGCTTTTGTCGACGCCGCCCGAGGGTTCTACGTTCCGACCGTCGCGCCGGCCACGCAGCACCTGCGTAATCTGAAATTCATGAGCGCCGCCGCCTCGGCGACCGGCACCACCAACGACCGGCAGCAGTTCGTTCTCGCTGACCTGCTCCTGTACTACCCGTTTATCGACACCGACGCGGTGGGCGAACAGCAGGATATGGTGCAGGCAGTCAGTCTTCCGCGCTATAGCGGCGGCCAGGTGATCGCGGTCTCGCAATCCCCTGCTGCGTCCAATGGCCAGTTCACGTTTATCTACACCAACGACCAGGGCGTTGCCGGGCGCGTGTCGCAGAACCATTTCACGCGTGCCGCCACTGGCGGGGGCCAGGTTGTCGCGACCAGCGTCGGCTCTGTCGCGTCTTTCCACCCGTTCTGTCACCTGCAGGCGGGGGACACCGGTGTGCAGAGCATCGAGTCGGTATCGTTCTCGGTTGCCGGGGGCGGCCTGATGGCGCTCGTCATTGTCGCGCCCCTGCTGACCGCGTACACGACGCAGGGGTCGCGGCGCACGACCACAGGCAATCTGGAAAGTTACGGGGCTTGCGACGAGTTCGCCTCGATGATCCATACGCGCCCGCCAAGGATCATCGACGGCGCCGTACTCGGGCTGTTTGCTGCCGGGTATGCGGGGTCACTCGCGTCTAGCGTATTGTCTGGCATTCTCGAAACAACGTGGAACTGACGCAATGGGCTGGACAAGTCAAGACGATCTCATCAACCAGATCACTAACAACGGCAAGTACGGGAATACTTTTTACAACAAGACGCTTTCGTCGGCAGGAACCGCAGGGCACTGGACGCTATTGTCCGGGCACCCCGGTACACCACCGGCTGCAACTTTTGCCGGCACGGATCTGACATGGGTGGACACCGACAACACTTGGTCGGAAGGCGCTCCCTATACAGGGGGTAACGTCTCCCCCGCGACCAAGCATTTTCTCGGCGCGGGCGCGGCGTGCGTCGCCGCAGCGGGCGCCCCCTGGTATCTGATGGCGATCGACCTCGTCGGTTACGTGCCGCTGTCGGGAACCAACGTCAGCACGACCGGCACCAAGACCGTCACCATGACTGCCATCGGCAGCGGCGCACGCTACCCGTCGGGAACGGGCCTGCGGCTGTTTGTGGCCGCCGACACGGCGCTCGGCGCCAACGCCCCGACTTGCATCGTCAACTATTTGAACACCGCAGGCGGCGCCAACGCGACGACCACGTTTACGTCCACCGCTTCGCTCGGTGTCGGGCAGTTGCTCAACTCGGGTACGGCCGCGAATAAATATAACCCGTTCCTGCCGCTGGCAGCAGCCGACACCGGCGTGAGCGACATCGTCAGTCTCGTCTGGGCCGGCACGGCGCACGCATCGGGCACCGTCATTATCGGGTTGTGCAAACCGCTCTGGACAATCCCGGTGCCCGCCACGGGCCTTTACACCAAAGTGGATTTCCTCAATGCCTTCCCGTCGCTGCCACAGATCGTAGACGGCGCCAACCTGCAGTTCCTGCTGTTCCAGACTGGCGCAACGACGTCGGCGGGCACGATCATGGTCGACTTCGACTACGGGTATGGGGGCTGATCCGCCGTGGCCTTGATGCAGAACGGCTACCGGGATTTCTCGACAGGCGTCCGCATCTACGGGCCCACGGTCAGCAATAGCGCATATCCATCCGCGCTGATGGCGAATTTCTGGTTTACATCCACCAGCCGCAACATGACCGCCGGGACGGGAATCACCACCGATCTTGCAGGCATCCCGGACGGCTACCGGGATGAAGCCTCGTGGGTGATGCCAAAGTCGCCCGGCGCACTCGGGGCCCGGAACCAGATATTCGGCGCCGGGGAGGCCGTCGTGAGCATGGCCGCGGGGGTCAACGGCGACGCAACCCTCGCGGGCACTGGCGCCTTGTCAGGGATCGGGCAGCTGATCATCTCGATGGTCGCTGCGCTGGCCGGCGCCGGAACTATCAGTAGCGCCGAAGCCAAGGCGTTCTTGCAGCTCGCCGCGGCATTGGCCGGGCAGGGCGCTATCGCGGGCGCGCTTAGCGCGCTCGGTCGCGCCGTCGCGGCTGTGCAAGGGACCGGCGACCTCGTTGCCTTGTCCACCGCTTTGGGTACACTGGCCGCGAGCATATCAGTTACCGGCGATGCGCTGACCACGGCTAACGTGGCCGATACCATCCTCGACGCAACCGATGGCGTCGAGACCGGACTGACGCTGCGGCAGGCGCTGCGCGTCATCGCGGCTGCGACGGCAGGTACAGTGTCAGGGGCCGAGACGACAACCATCACTTTCCAGAATGCGCTGGTGGGAGATACCGACCGCATCATTGCAACCGTGGACTCCAACGGCAACCGCACGGCAATTACGCTGGATACGGATTGATGGCAGACTATTTCAACGATGGCTATTTCCCGCCCGGCTATTTTCCGCCCGGCTATTTCGAAGGTGGCGAACAGAACCCTGGGGCCATGTCCGCGTCGCTTACCGGCGCGGGCGCAGCGGCCGGCGCGCTCACCTTTGCGCAAGCGACGGAAACGGGACGCGCAGGTTCCAGTGGCGGTAACGGCTCCTGGGGTCGACGCTGGTGGGAAGACGACGCCTATCGTGCGCAGCGTAAAGCGCGCCAATGGACCCAAGAGAATCTCGACGATCTGGTCGACGCGGCTTTCCTAGAAGTAGGCATCAGCTGGATGACCCCCGTCACTGCCTCCGACCGCGCCGGTATTCGTAGGTATGTTGAAACTCGCAGCCACGAAATGAATGTCCTGCTGCCGAACGCCGCCGACGTAACAGGAGCGATAGGCCGCCGCGAGACAGTCAACGCGGATTTGCGCGCAAACGACGAAGAAGATACGCTGCTGTTGTTGGCGGCGTAAGAATGGCCTGGAGCACAAACTGAGATGGCCTACGCCACGCTGTTGCATTGGGTCCGGGAAGAGAAAGCCAGCGCCGCCGAGGCGCTGCTCGGGGGCCCGGCCGCCGATGTCGAGCCCGCTCGCGCCGGCATGATGTTCGCCAAAGCCGCCGAGCGGCACCGCGTCCTGCTCCTCGTCGAGGAGCGCATCGTTGAAATCCAGCAGCAAGGAGACGATAGTGACTAAAAATCTGGCGACGAAGCCGTTCAGCTTCAAAGCGCCTGCACCGGCCGCGGAAGACCGCAGCGACACCGAACTGGTGATACTGCCCGACCCCGTCGGCTACCACATGCTCATCGCCCTCCCGACTTTCGCCGAAACCACGGCGTCCGGCATCTACATCCCGGCGGCGGTCAATGAGCGCGAGCGCGCGGCCACTGTGGTCGGCGTGGTCCTGGCGCAGGGCGACGAATGCTATAAGGACGCCCGCAAGTTCTCGGGCGGCCCGTGGTGCAAGGTGGGCGACACCGTGCTGTTCTCGCGCTATTCCGGCATGCGCTTCCGTTCGACCGACAAGGTCAGCGGCGAGATGGTCGAGTATCGGATGCTGACCGACGACAATATCGTCGGCGTCGTGCCGAGCGGCGCAGAAGTGGCGGGCCTCTGATGGCGCGCCCCTCCTTTGCCCCCGCCGGCCGCGACAAGCGCTACATGCAGGAGCTGCCGCGCAGCGCCGATGACCTGCCCGAACGCGTCATGGTCGATCTCGACAAGCCCGACGAAGACTACGAGATCGTCGACGACACGCCCGATGACGATCGCGGCCAGCCGACGACGTTGGACCGCTCGCTCGCCGACCAGGAAGATGACCTGCGCGGCGTCAGCAAGAACGTCCAGAAGCGCATCGACCGGCTGAAGTTCGAGACGCACACCGAGCGCCGGGCGCGCGAGGCGGCTGAACGCGAGCGCGATGCCGCCATCGAACACGCGACAGCCGTGCAGCGCGAGGCCGAACAGCTGCGCGCCACGCTCGGCA